TCCTTTGTTTAAGGTGAGGCTACCCACAGGGGCGAGAGTAGCCTCACGACTTAGTGGTTTATCAGGACTTGTTAAACCAGTTTGCGCCAGCACCAATTTTGGTTGCTAGTGCGCCATAGCCGTAATAGTTTACGTCTATTTGTCCTGTATTGATTACGTTGGTGCGTAGGCTCAAGCGTGGGCTTTCGTACCAAGTGTATGAGTCTGGGTTTAAGACAACCATTGAATAGTCACCTAAACCAGTTCCACCTGTTCCATTCATTGAACGTGACACATACAATTCCAAACCAGCAACGTTACCTCTTAAGCTTTGTGGGCTAACTTGTCCACCTGCATTTGAAGGATTGCTTGCTGTGTAAATTGGGCGTCCGTTTGACTCTGCATAACCCATAATTTTACCCCATTGTTCAGGAGATACTACAAGGTTACGTGCAAAACCTAATGAGGCTTTGTAAACAGCTGCAGCTGCAGAAGATACGTAGGTAATTAAGCCTGGAGCGTCTTCTGTTGTTGCTGTTGCGTTTAATGCGCCGTTATTTGCAACTTCGCCTGCAACGTATGAGTCTGTGGCTTTTGCGTATGCAAATTCCATTTGGCGTACAAGTTCGTCAAAAAATACTGGTGAAGAACGATCTAACAACTCTACTGAAAATGTTTGTTGTCCACCAAATTTTTTAACTGCAACAGAAACGAATGAAGCTGCTGTATCTGTTTCAGATAATGCTGCTGCTTCGTCTGCTTGTGCAACTGTTGGTGCTGTTGTAATTTTTGGAATTTCAAAAGTCATACCTGCTGGTGGCAAAGTTGCTTTTGAGATTGCGTCAATAAATCCACGATCAGCGTTTGCAATTCCGTTAATTACTTCGGTTGATTGTGGTGTTGGAATAAAACCTGCGTTGTTTGAGGTTGTGTCAGCTGCCATTACATATTGGCGGCTGTCTTCGTTACCAAGAGCTGCTCTAATTGAGTGTTCTAGGTATGAAGCCTTTGAAACAATTGGGCTTCTTGGTGCTGTGAAGATTGCTGGGCGAACGTTGCGTTCTGCAGCTTCTACAGCTGGGGCTTCTACAGCCTTTGCTACTTCTTCTACTACTTCTGGGGTAACTTCGTTTGACACGATAGTTTCCTCACTTTCTGTTGGTTGTGAAGGCTCTGCGCTTGCAGCTACTTCGGTTATTTGTGCGTGCTCGCCAAAAGCAGGGAATGTGACGTGTGAAACTTCTTTTAATGTGGCTTCGTTTACAATTACTTGTTCACCTTTTGTCACATAGTCGTCAATCATAGCGCCTACACTAAATCCAGTTCGTAAACCTTCTTGTGCTTCTGCTAATGCGTCGTCTCCTGCATTTGTTCTTGCTATTTTGAATGTGCCGATAATTTTTTTATCGTCTTCTTCATATCTTGATAGTTTTCCAATTGGTCTAGTCATATCGTGTTCAGTAAAAAGTTTGATACCTTCACCGATTTTTAATGAGCCTTGTTGAAATACAACGTCTCCCATATTTGTGTGACCGACTTCATTGAAAGGAACAATAACGCCTGTTAATTCTCTTTTTGAAGAATTAGCTGCGATAATGTCGGTTGAGAATTTAATAAAATTACTCATTTATTAAGTCTTCCCTTTCTCTTGCTTCCTCTATTGTCATTACACCTAAAGGAATAAGTTTTGCGTAGATATCACTTCTTTCGATAGCACTTGGGCTGTAAAATTCTTCTAAATCAAATTTTACTATAGATCCACGAGGCGTAATATCGTTGTCGCTTAATCTTTGTGTAATACAAGTCATTAAAGGTTTTAATGACAAATCTATTAGGCTTCTTCTTTCAGCTGTGACGTTACTGTAAGTCATACTTCCACCTGCATTACCACCTACGTAGTATTCAGGTAAATTACAAGCCCTAGCAATTTCAGAAGCCATATATTGACGTGCAGCGTTTAGCGTTAATTGTTCTGGGCTAAAACCTATGCTTTGAAAGTCAATTGTGTCGTTTACAAAAGCTGTGCCACGTGTTTGTCTAGCTTCTTTCCAAGAATTAAGTAGGGCTGTAACTCTTTCAGCAGGCATTGGCAAGTTAGATTTTAATACAACGTTAGGTGTTGGTTCATCTGCAAATCTTTTAACTGCTTTTTCTAATGCAAGTGCTGTAAGTATTGTTGTTCCTGCTCTTACAAGTAATCCTTCATCAAATCCAGTAAAAGGAATTAAAGAACCAAGCCCATTATCAGGTACTCGATTGCCGTCTACAGAATAATACTGCACGTTGTGACCTAAAGCGTCTAAAGTTCTTGTAACTCGACTTACAGAAATCCATTCTGCACTTAAAGGTCTTCCGTCTGCGCCAAGTTCAAGTATTCTTAAATATCCTTGACCTGTAAATAAAATATCTTCTGCAAGAAATGTATATACAGATTGTCCAGTCATACGTGGGTCTGGTTGTCTGATAAAAGGTGGGGTTGCTACTTTACTGTTGTTTGATTCGCGTCTGACTTCTAATGGTAATGATCCGATAGTTGCACACATAATGTTTCTAGCTCTTGCAACTGCTGGTACTTGCATAGCTTGTGCTCTGGATACTGAAGATAAACCAAAATAGTCAAAAGGTTGGGCGTACTGTTGGTAATTGTATGGTGCTACAGCTGCGTCTACTTTATTGACGTCCTCATTTGGTGTTACACCAAGAAGATTTTGAAAGAAGCCCATAACTTCTAATTCTTTACCAAATCGTTATAATAGTCAAGCACCTAAGCAACTACAATGTCTTGGTTTTGTGACCTTGAGCCGTACTGTTCGGCTTTACCAACTGCCAAAATCATACTTATTGCAGCCGTTGAAGGTTTACGTCTCATTACATACCACGCACCTGTTTCGTTTGATTTTTTTATACAACTGTTTACACTTGCAGATAGTTCAGGTTGATTAGAATGAGCCAAACGCCCGCCACTCATACAACTAAGTACTTGATCGCAATTAGTGTAGTAATCACTTCCTTTAATTACGTTTGCGTTTATGCCTGCTTGTTTAAGTTTGGCTACTACTGAGTCACCTGTGAACCTGTTTGCTATCACTTCTTCTGCGTTGTAATGTTTTGCCCATTCTGCTATGCGTCCTGCAATAAATAGATCATCTATTGGGCTGTCTTGGTCTTGGTATTCCATTAAACCTACAGCTATAGATTTGTCTTCTAGTATTTGTGAACCTGTTAAAGCCCAGGAGTTACGCTCTGGTGATATTTCAACACCAAGCCAAGTAGGTCTGTCAGGCTTTAGTGCTAGGTTTGGTTGCATACAAGAATTCCAAGCACCTTGTTCCCAAGCTGAATTCATTGTTTCTACCCATTGGCATAAAACTTCTGTTTGAAAGATTTCTGGTGGGTCACTTAGTCTGGCTTTGATTGCGTCTACTGAGATTGTTCTTCCTAGTGCGGGGTTTGCTTCTTTCCAGCCTTCTATGTCACTTAGTTTTCTGTGTGGTGAAGCTGACCATTCCATAAAACACAACGGATCATCTAAGTTTTTTTCAATTTTGTCTAATGCACGTTGTCTCATAGCGTTTAGTACAAGTGAGTAATGGTCGCCTGCGTTTGAGATACCCCAAAACTGTGAGTTAGGTCTAGCGTTCATTGTGAAGACTAGAGCTGAGTATGCGTCATAGGTTTTTTGTTGTCTAAGCTCATCAAGTATTACTAGATCAGATGAAAGACCTCTTGCGCCACCTGAGTTGCTTGCTACAATTTTGTAACGCATACCATTTTTTAGCATTACTTCTTCTCGACCATTAGCACGTGTTACGTGTTTAACTTTTTTGCGTAACCAGTCGTAGTTATCTATTACTTCTACAACTTTCTTAAATGTTTCCAAGCTTAAGTCTCTGGTTTGTGCTGAGGCTATTTGTAGTTCTTCGTCCCATAGGAATAAGCCTGCCAAGATTCTCATTCTAAGAAGATGAGTTTTACCATTTTGTCTAGCTGCGATAGCGAGCACGTTTTTGTATGCCCACGTGCCGTCAGGTTTAATCTTTGAGGCTTCGTCAATCAAATACTTTTGCCATTCAAGCAAGGGCATATCTATTTGTCGCGCAAACTCTGCGACTTCGTTACCTCTAGTTGGGAGTGCTGTTGGTGTGGTCTGAATTCTCGGGGTTGAGTTTCCTAAGATCGTCAAGTGTGTCTTCACCTGCTTCAAGTTCTGGTTTTTCTTTACGACCAAACAAGCTGAGACCATACTTGTCTAACCCTGACTGTAATTGTGATAAGTATTTAATTTCTTCCATAGGTTTTAACAAACCTGAGTCCAAAACACCTGCAATAGTGAACAAAGCTGCGATACCAGCAAGGTCAAGCTCTGTAATAAAGCCCTGACGTTGCGCTTCTTCAGTTGCCTTATCAAGTGCTGGCAATATGCGCTGTTTTTCTTCTCTTAAGCCCATTTACATTTCCTTTGGTTGTTCAAACGGACTTTTAAGACCTTTTGGGGAGAAAAACATAGCAGGGGTCGGTGGTGTCTTATCGTGTACAAAAAATTGGGTTTGTTTAATCATTTTGCTCCTGTGCTTTTTGTTTCTTGCTTTAATGTACTGTTCTTCAGTTCGATTGCCTTTACTGTAGTTGCAGTTTGCGCAAGCACTAACGAGGTTATTGAAGTTATCGTCGCCACCTTGCTCGACGGGTGTGAGATGATCGACTGTAGTAGCTGTAGGTATTCCGCAGTAGTAGCAGGTGTTGTTGTCTCGTCTGAGTATTGCAACTCTTATTTTTCTCCAACGTGTTGTAGATCCGTTACGTTTAATACTATTCATATATTGTTCATTATATATGTTAGAACCCTTGTGTGTTGAAGGGCAGAGAACGGCTTAGTAAACCATTCTCATTTGAACCCCTGCGGTTTCAGGTTATCGAACGGAAGCCTTATTGGTTATTCGGCTTAGTCTCGCCCTATCATTACAAACTTATTAGATCTATTAGGAGACTCGTTAATAGCAGCTTGTGATGTCGTAACTTCTCGTTATTGTTACACGTCTGCTAAATAGGCAGAACAAGATAAGCCCTCTAACGGCTGTTTGAGTAGGCTATTAACCAACCCTCGACTTAAGGTTTAGACTTGGCTCGAGCGACCAAGGTAGTACTTATATCAGTTGTTATCTGTAATCGTCAATACGTGGGTCTTGTATTGAGTCTTCAATCATTTGTAAATTGTCTTTGCAACACAAATTACGATCTACAAGCTCTTGATATGCTTCTAATTTTTTTCTATCTTCTAAACGCTTTTGATAACACTTAGCGTCTTTACATACCCATTCTTTACTGTTTTCGTAATCGTAATGGTAATGTAGATAAATTATATCACTCATTTAATACCCATTTGTTTCTTTATTTTTGCTGGTACCACAGGTACTTTAGGGTCACAATCTTCGTGCAATAACTCTTTAGCAATCATTTGATGACACACTTTACACCAAATATATGTAGCCATTATTTAATCGCTTTCATACAATGCTTACAATAACTAGCTGCGTAACACCAACCACCACAACTAACGCACCTTGATATAAGTTCTAACATACGCTTTCACCCACTCCCAAATCTGCATAATTCCAAGCGTAAGTATTCCACCTATTAACAAACTAATAACAGCTTCTCTACCTAATGGTGTTCCCATTTGTTGCCCCTGTCTTGACTTAGTGTTTTTGTTCTACTATCTTTCTAGCTTCTTCCATATCCTTTTTGTTCTTAAAATCTTTTTCTCTGTTTTTAAGGTCGATAGAAATTGAAGCTCTTAATGCTCTTTCAAACCTGTACTGATCTTGTGGTTTCATTTTGCCCCCCTTTCCTCGTATTATTGTCGCATAAATAACACTAATAACACCAGAAACACACCTATAAACGCTGTAAATACTTCCACTTATTTTACCCCCATTTTCTTTGAACATTGTGGAAACGCTCTTGCAAATCCTTGCTTTTTAACGAGCTTCTGCGCGCGTAGGAGTTGTTCACGAACAGAAGCTCTAGCGGGATCTCCAGTACCCCCGACATAACCCCAACTCCGTGAATCGAATTGAAACAAGCCCCTGTACTTGCCTGTTCGATTAACAGCTTCTGGATTTAATGACGACTCACAAACGGCTATTTTCCGATAGTCGCTTGGTAGTAGCTCAACATCATTAAAATATGGGTTTAATAAAAATATCTCTAAAATTGGTCTGTCTTCCAATCTGCTTGTGCCATTTCACTTTGTTCGTGAGACGACGGAAGTTTAGAAGGGCTCAACCAAGCACCAAGATTATCTGCCAATAATTGTTGATTATCTAATTGATTTTTAACAATGGTGTATGGGGCAAATTCTAACTTTGCAAACTCCTGCTCTTTACTTAAGAATTGCAAATATTTCAGTAGCTTGTCTTTATCCCAGTCAGTATAAACACGCTTACATAAACTATGCAAGAAGTTTATTTGCTTTTCTGTAGCAACCCTATAATTGCCAAAATGACTCATTTCTAAGGCTTGCCCTTGTCCAGATACCTGTATAGGGGTTTCTTGGCTAATTTTGCCCTCTATGGGCTTTGTAGGGCTATCTGGTGGGGTCTGCCACGGGTCATTTTCTGGCTTCATATTACGTTGCACTTCCTCTCGACTAGCAATACCTTTTGTAACAGCAATTCCAAGAGCTGCAATAGCACGACCCCAAGCACTTGTTTCAAGAGTCATCATTTCTGCGCCTTTAGCAAAACCTCTAGCTGGTACACGTTCCCAAGCCCAACCACTTGCGTAATTCATTTTGTCGCGATCAGGATAAGCAAAGGCTTTACCATAGATATAAGTCTCGCCACCAAATTCCAGTACGCCTTTATATTCAAAATGCAAAGTGCCTTCTGGAAATTTGTCGTAAAACATTTGTATTCTGTCTTTTACTTCTATGTAGTTCTTTAAATAATCCACTTAGTTCACTCCTATAAATAGTCCGTAGAATTCCTGTAATTGCGCTAGCTTGTTTTCACAATCGCACGGCTCAAATATGCACCTAGTTTTGTGGTAATAATCCATAGTGTGATATGCGTGAGCCAAGAGATGAGATATTGGATACCAAGTTTTATCCATACTGCCCCTTTCGTTAAAGAAAGGTTAAAGCAAACGTGTGTCAAAACACGGCATTGAATTATAACAATTTGGTAACGGCGTTATCGCCAGAGTTCGCCTTCGGCTATAAAAGAGCCGTCTTTATTAAAAGGCACTAGCTCAGGTTTAACTTGTCCGTCTTGCTCATATAAGATACCAAAGCCTGCCTGCCAATTAGCGTGTCCTTCTTTCATATAACGCATACCAGCAGAATTAAGATCACAAAGATGACCAACTTCCATTCCCCAAAGTGTGTCAAGTTTGCCACCAAAGCCGTGACTAGCTGAAGCAATACCTTGTCTATGTGTATGACCACAAACAACATTCTTACCTGTTCTTGTAGCTAGTCCAAGAGCTGTTTGTCCTGCGTGATTGTAAAGCCTGCCTTCATCTCCGTGACCCATTATTACGCCTTTAGCAACTTCGGTTAATGATCTGTTGTATGTAACGTTTATGTCTTTGTCGTTGTAACCTAAAAGGTTTTCTATTTTGATTGCGTCAATGACACTAAACGCTGGTGCGTGACGACTTATGTATTTTTCAATTCGTGCTGTGTGGTTACTGCGTTGCATTATGAAAGGCTTACTGCGTCCAATAGCACTACGGAATTCTTTGAGTAAGCCTTTAAGTCCTATTATATTCTTTTGTAGTGAACCTTCAAACTCTAGGGCTGTGCCACGTGCGTAGGTTGATATCGTCTGACAATCGAGCTCATCACCGACACTTAAAATTTTGTCGGGTTTTACGTAATCTATGTAATCTAAAAGGCTTTCAACGTACTGTTTCTTAATAAAAGGGTATTGCAAATCTGAGATAATTACGTAACGCTTAATACGTTACCTCTTTCGTTTAGGTTTACCTAACTCTGTACTAATACTATCTATAGTACTACGAATTTTAACAACATCTATTTGTAGGCGTGTCACTTTATCTGCCAAAGAACTTCCACCATTTGGAAACAATTGCGATTTCATTTTAGTCATTTCAACAGTTGCTCTAATTGTCAAAACAAGAATAGTAACAAGTAAACCAATAATGCCAATTAGTTCGTTTATCATTGTCCGTCAAACCAATTTGGATCATAGAAATCATCATCTTCATCTTCGTCAGGTGCAACAGTAAATTGGTACTTTTCAGCTGCATAGTTGATAATGCCAAATACTGAGTGTTGTGGCATATCTTGGTTAGCTGCAATTTTGATTGTTTTCTTTTTGCCGTCAAACATTTCTAAACAACAAACAAAGCCTGTGATTAGTTTGCCTTCTTCGTGAGCTGTGTTAATGATTCGTACAAGTTCACTAGCCATTACGTCAGGTAGTTCAATAACTGTTTTTTTTGCTTTAGGTTTACTCATATCCCAAATACCTTTCCGTTAAGGTCGCCTGATTTATCAAAGGATATATGAATATGTGAAACGTGTGGGTTAGCACCTTTGTAGACACGCCAAGCCCAATTCTGACGTGGTGAGGCTATTCGGTGTTGGTGGATTACGTAACTAATCCTTTTGTCGCCTTTAAGTGCAATTGTCTTAATCTGTTCGGCTAATAGCCAAGATTCTTTAGATGAGCCTTTAACAAGGTCTGAGTCAATATCTATAGCACGTACCCAACCTTGTTTGTCTGGGTTGTGGTCTGATTTACGTGCGTTGTGTGCTGTGTCGCCTATCCAGCCGTCACTACGTTTATCGCGATTAGGATACTTAGTATTTATTTCAGAGCGTAATTGCTCAGCTGCGTTACTTAGTCTTGGTTTTGACATTAGGGTTCATCGCGCCCATTGAAGCAGCTACGACAGCACCAAGTACAGCTCTGTAATCAAGGGCAAAGTCTGTTGCTTGCCAAGCTGCTAAGAAAGCAATTGCAGCTAGTGATAATTGTTTGTAGTTAAAGGATTGCATTAAGTTCATCTTTTGTTAGTCCTGCTATTTCTGCTAACTTTTTGATAGCACTTTCGCGCGCATCTTGTTTGGCTTTATACTCGGCTTCAAGTAGTGCACGTTCTGTATTGTCGGCTTGGCGTTGTGCTAAAAATGCTTCTTTATCTGTTCCAACTAATTCAATAACTTCTTCACCAATTTGAATTAAAATTGATTCTTCTTTTTTAGCCATTATTTATTTACCCCAAATACAGAATAGTTGCCAGAAATTGTGCCTGCACTACAACCAATTGTAAATGCATCATAAGCGGTAGCAGTATTATGAGAACCACCAATATACATAGCAACAACACTTGCTGCTAAAGAAAATTCAGTAATACAAGTAATATGAGTTCTATCTGCAATTTTTGGCCTATAAACAGTTAAATCAATTCCACCTTGAGCAGAAGCAGTGTTTGTTCTTCCAATAGTTAAATAAGAAACGTTATTTGTATTTGAATAACTTAAAACACCGCCACCAGAACTGTCTCCCAAAACTCTCATATTGTAATAATCAGTTGAAGCATCTGTACCAGATAATCTATTTTTGTAAAAAATATCTCCGTCTGCCGTATTAGCAGTTATATTTATTAAAATTTTATATGTATCATAAGTTGAAGTAAAAGTATTTGCTGTTGCACTTGTACTCGCTACTGCACTAAAACTAGTCGTATTCAGTAAAACCATTCCAGCCTTTTTAGTACCAAGAGCTGTATTCATAGCTGTATCAACAGCATCACCTAAATCGCGTATCGCGTCTGCTCCATTTTTTACTAAATCAGTATCGGCAGGCGTTGGAAACGAATAATTCGTTGTATTCGGCATAGTCTCTAGTTTATCCTTTTCTTAAATAACGTCAAGCCACGTAGTTGTATTATCCAAGTTTTGCCATTGGATCAAAGCGTTGTAGTCTTCCCATTGTACATCAAGTGTTGAGTAGATTGAGTTAGAAACAGACATAGTTAGTTCTAGGTTTTTACGTCCAAGTGTCCAAGTCCAACCCTCAACAAAACCCTCAAAATAGCCCTCAGGTATAAGCCCTACTGGGATATTGTCAAGGTAAAGCAAACTGTCCATAGTCACAGCTAATAAATCGTCTCTAACTGTATTAGTCATATCTGAATGGGCAAGGTTTACCGATACGGCTTCAAGTGACGTTTTAGGTGTTCCTCTGTAATTAACAAAATTTGTGGCTTGTTCTGTTGCGTCAACTGTTTCTGCAAGTATTGTTGATCTAATTTCTTCAAGCAAACCATAATTATTTATTGACGTATCATTTTGTGCTACAACTTCAAGTACTGGGTCATCATATTGTATTACTACGCTGTTAACAATATCTGCTGTTTGCAATCTGGTTTGTATATCAGCATTAACAAGGTCAGCGTCAAGTTCTATCAAATTGGTTGCGTAGTTTTCGCTTCTGCGTTCTGCGTCTGCGTAACCTATCTCAAAATCTGCTGTGTCATACAAATAACCTAAACCTGATTGTTGAGTTATGTCTGTTAATTCGTACGCTTGTTGTACTTGTGCGCTTCTAGCTAGCATTTCGTAACGTCCTGCGTCAATTGTGTCTATGCCTTGTACACCATAGTTAGCCCAAGTTTCAGTTGTAAAATCATTCCAAGTAAAAGTATTACTTATGTCTTCCCAAGCAACAAATAATGTTTCTTCTAAAATACGTTGAATACGTGCCCCGTCAAGTTCTTCAGGGTAAGCAACACCACCAGCGTAACGTTTAACAAGTAAACCAAGAGCACCAATTGCTTGAATCTGTAAAGTGTTAGGTTTACCACCTAAACCAGCGCCCTCAAATCTGTTATAAACACCTGACACTTCACCAGTAAATAATTTTATGTATGCACCTGTTGAGTCAGTAACTTCTATAAGTACTGTGTCAAGTAATTCAACTACGGGGCTTGTGCCGTCAAGGTTTAATAGTTCTATGTTGCAATAACTTGGCTGTGTTGCCTCAAAAAAATCATTACGACCATAAGTGATTGTGCCGTCTTGTAAAGTTGTTGACGTTTGTACAACTCCAGCAATTGTTACCCTATATGTTGGTGTATATACTGTCATAGGTTTATCTGAAGCCGAAGTTAAAAGGTTTTATACCTGTTGTTTTATTTGCTGTGTTTTGTACTTTGGTAATTGTTCTAGCTGTAGCTTGTGGGTCTATTGCACCTTTAATGTTGTAGTTATTTACTGTTGTGCCACCACCTCGTACTGTGCTTGGTATTTGACCAGCTGCGCCAGCCAAAGGTGCTAGTTGTCCAACTGGGTTGATCAGTAATTTACCAAAATCAGGCAAACTGTTATAAAGTTCAATAGCACGTTCTAAGCCTGCAATAACACTTGTTATAACTGTTAATAATTTCTTAAAACCCTCGCCCTCAGCTGCGCCAGTAACCTTGTCTAGCATATCGCCAAGTATTTCAGTTGTTTTTCTTAATTGTTCGCCAAGTAAGTATGCTTGACCTTGTACATTGTCCATATCATAACCAAAAGTTACTGCACCTGTTCCAGCGTCATAAAAAGCACGTGTTAAACCTTGTCTGCCACTTCTAGTTAATCCGTCTACAAGTCCTTGCAAAGCTGGTGCAAGTTGTTCTGTAGCAAATTTGGCAAATCTTTCAAGTAAAGGTAATAAGGCTTGACCTAGTTGTTCTTTGGCTTCATCTATAGCAATTTTAATACGAGCCATACGTCCAGCAAAAGTTTGAGCAGCTGCGTCAGCTTGTCCAGCAAAAGTTTCGCTTAATGCTTTTGTAGCTGCGTCAAAGTCTTTAGTTTTAACAATGTTTTCGTCAAGTGGTACACCGATACGTTTAAGCGCGCCAAGATTGCCGTCATAGGCTTTACCTAAGGCTTCTGTAACTGTAGTTAAATCTTTACCTGTACCTGCAGAAATGTCTAATGCTAATTGTTGTAGTTTTTGTGCTTTTGTTACGTCTTGTGTTGATCTAACAAGTCTGTCAAGGCTTGGACGTAATTGGTCGTCTGCAACACCTGTAGCGCGTGCTGTTTTGTCAATGTAATCTTCTACTGATTTTACTTGAGCGTCTGTTGCTTTAGTTGTGTTTCTAAGAGTTATGGCTAAAGACTTTTGGGCTTTCTCATCTTCAACAGCAGCTTTAACAGCGTCAATACCAATTTTAATAGCCATAGCACCAGCAGCTGCGCCAACTGCTAAAAATGCAGCTGCGCCTTTTTGTAAAGCATTATCTAATTTATTGCTAAAAGTTTTAGTTTCTTTATCGGCTTTATCAAGTCCGTCAATAAAGTTTTTAGTGTCAGCGAGAAGCGCAAGTTTAAGTGTCCTAATGTCAGCCATTATAAACTACCTTTCCAAACGTCTCTAATTTTTTCATAACCTTTAAGCCATTCCTGAGCAATTGTAGGTTGAAATCTTGACATAGCACGATACAACCACCAACCCTCTTTACCACCTCTACCAGAGCGTCTAGGGAATTGTTTGTATTGCTTTGATCCGAATTCATTACCCATTATCACATAACCAGCACTAAAAGCACTAGAGCCAACAGGACGCTTACCACCAATACTAAAACTTGGTGCTTTATCTTTAGCTTTAATTACAATTGACTCAGCTACGGCTCTTGCTTGTTTAACATTGTATGGTGCGTTATTAGCTGCGCCTTTAGCATAATTAGCACCACGTTCAGCAAGTTTGCCTGCAATTTCTTGCATATCTTTTTTAGCTATATCGTCCATTTTGTTAAAAGCACGAAGAAGACCATTGTAATCTTTGTCTACTTTAACTAATTGAATTGCTTTAGCCATTAGCTTCCTTGTTCAATATGTCTATCGCTGTAGCCCATATATCGGGTTCTGCATTGAGCCAATAGTCGGGTGTTATCCCAGTTGCTATTGCTAGTTCTACTGCTGTTCGCCCAATACTTCGGGCTTGGTAAAATTTGCTGTCTCAAAATCAGAAGCTGCAATATCGGTGACTTTGCTTTTCCAAGTGTCAAAGTTTTCAACTTTTTTTGTGACGCGTTGTTGAATTTTGTGAGCCAAGAATAAAAGAAGTGTGTTACTTGGTGTGCTTTCGTCAATAAGTATTTTAACAATTGACTTACTGTTATAAAGTTCTTTTTCTGCAAGTGAAAGTTCAATTGGTCTAGTCCATTCATCAAACTTTTCACCTGTTTCTAATTCCCACGTTAATTTAAGTTTAAGCATTGTGTGCCCCTGTTCTGTTTGTTGTTGTTATGCAGTTAAATCTTCGGTTGGAATACCTACAACTTGTAATGATACTGAACAAGTTTGTACGTCTGCACCTGTACCTGTAATGCTTGGATATTGTGGCAATACGTAACCAGTTAATGTTACACCAGTTCTTAATGTCATAATAAAAGCAATTGTGGTATCTGGAGCTGTTTCAGTTCCGTTCCATAATACTTGATACAAGCTGTTTGGTGTTGCGCCTGCGTCGTTTAAGAACTCTACGTCAAGTGTAACGTTTGAGTCTATGTATTTGTAGGCTTTGCCTGCA